ATCCTTGCCCCGCAGTGCCTGATGCACCAGATACGGAAGTTGATGTTTGCCCGCCACCGCCACCGCCAGAACCACCAGAACCAGCGGCAATAGAGTTATCCCCAGCACCGCCGCCTCCACCACCAATAGCAGTGGCTGATATGCCTGAAATAATAGAAGATGTACCAGATGTTCCAGTAGCACCCGCAGCCCCAGCCGCACCGCCTGCGCCAACTGTAATTGTGTATGCTGTCCCAGCAGTTGCTGTTCCTGTAGAAACAACCAACCCACCCGCCCCTGCCCCGCCACCACCTCTACCACCGCCACCGCCGCCGCCGCCAGCCGCCACAAGGTAATTAACAGAATATGTTGGTGTAGCAACCGCCTGCCAAGTACTAAAACCAACATAAACTTCTTGCTGGGATAATGTAGTATTCCACCGTGTATCACCAACCAACGGGGCAGACGGTCTTTGGGCTGTTGTGCCACTAGGTATAGTCATTGCACCTGTACCGCTGCCGCCGTACACATCTAGCTGAGTCTTACCAACCGTGCCTTGTGAAGTCTGAATTACTTGCGTGATCGGGCTGGTGTAGTAGACGTAGATGTTGCTTGTGCCTGACGATGGGGCAGAGGTAAACGTGATGGTGTTGCCGCTGACTGAATAGGCTGAGCTTGGGTTCTGTGCAACGTTATTAACAACCACCTGCACTTGTGCAACAGAGGCTACCGGACGGGTTAATGTAAACGCCGTGGTTGAGCCATTACCACTGAAATAATCAATGGCGGGGGTGAACGCTTGGGTAGTGTTTGTATTCCCAATGAACGCCATGTTATGCCGCCAATAAGACAGATGCTACACAATCACCAGATGTTGCTGCGCTGTTTACTACCTTCAATGCGTCTGATGCAATCAGTACCACCCGGTTGCCCTGAATGACTTCAAGCGATCCGCCAACCGGCACAGTTGCTTGAAACACGAGGTAATAATCAACGGCAGAGCGAGTAAAGTAGACACTTGTTGTGATCGGTGAAGTTGTTGTATTTGAGACAATCAAACTGGCAATAGCCGCTGTTGTTGCAGAAGCTACCGTGGTCAGTGTTGACGCTGATGTGCCAACGTTCTTGGCGGCATACGAGGTGTTGGTATAAGTAGCCATGTCAGCCCATCATAAAAGAGAGGAAGTACGCTTGGTCAACTGACGCACTAGTATTTGCAGCCCAAAGTGGGGCAGTGCCAGCACCCTGTGCGGTTAACACATATGTCGCAGTTGGTGAATTTGATGCGTAGACTGCTACCTCAGAGGGGTAGGTGACAAATACAGTCTTTGTACCAGCAGCAAACGTAACAAGCGCACCAGCGTTGGAAGATGATAAAACCGTTGTACGAGCGAGTGTTGGTCCAGAAGTCGAGTATGTACCAATCCCAACTTCCCAGTTAGCTCCGCCCTGATCTGCAATACAGTAATAAGTTTGGTTGCCATTGCCAATTGTAGAAAAAGTCTGATACCCAGTTACGGCTCCTAAAAGCGTGACCGATCCTGTACCAGTAGTGGTAGTCGTTTCCTGTACACGATCATAGACAACGAGTGCCATTAGTGTTTGCCTCTTGGTTCGCCAATAAATATCTTGTTATGGATAATATTTAGAACGGTTTTTTTGCTTACGCCAAGTTCATTTGCAATGTCTAACATTGTACGCATTGGATACTGTTCACGCACATATGTTGCTTGTTCCATTGTTAATTTTGAGTTTGGTCGTTTAGGTACAGCTTTTGTTAACGCCTCTTCAACAGACATTTTTTTCAAACGAAGCAAAATTGCAGAAGGAGTGCAACCAAGTTCTCTTGCCCATTGAGCTAATGTCATAGTCTTACCAGAAGCTGTTAAATAGCGACTGGTGCGTTTATTATTGGCCTGCTCTTCTCTGTTAGCCCAGCGGCAATTTGAAGGCTCGTAGTTGCCATTGACATCAATGCGATCAATTGTGTCGCCTTCGGTACGTTTGCCCATATCTTTACAAAATTGAGCAAAACCTTCTTTGCCATGCCATGCGTCACAAACAACAATACCTCTTCCCCCATAATTTTTATAGGATTTTTGGCTCTCGTTGTAGCAACGTTTAAACATAGAACGCCAAACCTTTATAAAACCAGAATCCATATTACACTCCATACAAGTTAGTATAGAGTGTATCCTAACATATTAACCCGAAGCGGACAATGTATATGATACGTTGATTGTATCGCCTGACGTTACAGTCTTTGAGCCAGCGGTAAAGTCACCTGCCGAGAACAAAGTGCCTGTTGTGCTGTCAATCGTAGACGAGCCACCAATGTTAATGAACGCACCAGCCACCGTGCCAGAACCCGTCATGCTAAACACAACAGCAGCACTAGTAGACAGCACTGAAGGGTTAGCCGTTGTTGCCGCGCTAAAGGCAGGAGTTTTGCGAGTACCTGAATAAGTCGGAGCATTTGTATTCCCCACTTCAAGCCATGTAGCGTGGCTGGCTTGTGTATCAGCGTAAGCAGCCGTACCCGTGCCTTTTAAACCCATGACTACCGCGCCGCCGCCCGTGTTGGCAAAGTACGAGTCTAGTAAATTTTTACGCCCAACGTTTGTGGTCAAGTTTTCAATAACGTCATACCACTTTAGGTTGCCCTGTGGGTCATAGCATTCTGCTGTGTAAACGCCCTGAAGACCAAACATCTCAGCGCCTCCAGCGTTACGGGTAACAGTTGCATCAACTGCATCCCCAAGTTTTGCAATTTCATCGCTCATGTTATGTGATCCTAATGATGGCGTTAGTTGAGTTCGCCGTTGGGAAAGTTACCGTAAATGTACTATTGGGGGTCTTATCTGAACCAAAATTTAAAACAAACACCGCAGCGCCTGTGGTGCTATTGTAAATCAGCGCACCCCGTGTTGTGAAGTTTGCTGGACTCCAAGTTACGTTGTTAAACGAAACAAAAGCAGTGTTGTTTACCGTGTCTGAGCTTAGCGTCACAGGCGTTAAAACTTGACCGCCAGCCGTGTAGCCTGTGCCGGTTACTTCGTTGACCGCTGAGTATGCAGTTGTTGAGTTGTTCAGGTTAGCGTTAGCGTTGTACAGCGCAATCTTGTACACATACGGCGAAGTAGGCGTAAAGTTCTCCAACCCACTGAGCAGGTTGACACCAAAGATTGTGCATGAGGTCTGTACGATCATGGGTTAACCTTAATTTTTGCTTGCCCGTCTCTATAACTATCACCGCGCTCAAGACCTGTACCAAGACGATTCAATTGACCAACGGCTTCTTGATACTTTTGCTCATAATAAGCAACCATATCTTGTTCGCCTTTCATAAATATCATGGCTTCGCGCATCGCACCATAGAACAATGCGGGGTCGTAGTTATCGCCCAGCCAGCTTGTGCCTGTAGCGTTAGAAATTGTAAATACCGTGATGGCAAAACCAGAACCGTTACCCGCACCAATGGTTGTGGGATCAAACCCTAAGCTGTCGCCGACCACGTACAGAGAACCACCACTGTTAATCGTAATGGCTGTAACTACATTACCAGATACCACAATCGTAGCTGTAGCGTTGATGCCATTACCACCAGTCAAAGGCACTTCGGTATACACACCATTGATGTAACCAGACCCAGCAGTAAATGAACCACTTAAGTTAGTAATCAAACCTTGAACAATTGTTGGCGGGTAGTAGTAATAGTGCATCTCTACTTGATAATTTGCATCAGGAGATGGACCAAGCAACAAAGTTAGTTCGTTAATGTTTGAGTACTGTGAGCCAAACAAAGAGTAAAACTTAGGCAAACCTGAGTAAGCGTTACCCGCATTGGGGTAGGCTTCACGAATAAAGTTAACGTCTTTGTTTAACAAGTACTGATAATTACCTGAAGCATCAATCACTGCAACTGAGTACGGCGACAACCAATCATCCGGCAATGACACATAGCCGTTGTACTGGGTCAAAGTACCTGTCACATTCTTACGTAAAGACGGAATCTGAACGGTGTTATAAATCCGTTCTTCCGCTTCCTGAACAAACGTAGGAATATTAGAGACAAACAAGGACTCAGTGTTTTCTGCGTAGTTCTGAATCGCCTGTTGCAGTTGAATATAGTTCACGCCATTGGTCCTCTGGATTTAATGCCTTTGGTAGCAGCACCATAACCACGCATCGTGATGCCATCTGTCTTTGGTTCTTTGGTGTTTGCGTAACTTACACCATTAGGTACTGGGTCTTTAAGCTCTGATTCTTTAGAAGATTTGTCAGTTACGTATACGCCTTTTTTCATTGGCTCTTGACCAGTAACTTTTTTACCAGACATTGTGTGCGGCGGTGCATAATCATCAGCGGGCTTATTATCCCGATTGCGACCAACTTTAACAGCAGGACTGTTTTTAGTTGTAGGTTTAATTTGCGTAGCCATTAACGACCCCTTTGATTCATTGCACGAGCCATGTTGCGACCCATTTTCTTCATGGCTTCGCCTGTTACTGTACGTGCGCCTTTAGCTTTGCCACCGCTTTCGATGCCAATCTCTTTGCCGCTATCGCCTAAATTTGTACCTTTGGTTTTACCAGTCTTGGTAACTCCGTCGGCTGCGCTTCTGTATCCCATAATAAACTCCTAAGAAGTTGTGACTGTACCAATTTGTATTGGCAAAATTAAATTGTTTGGCGTTAAAGCTGTGTCAAACGAACTAGAACCACCAACTGGACTCCAACCCCATTGAAACTGTCTACTACCGTCTGTTGGATATCCTGCGTTGTTAATACTGTTACTTGCATTTACAGAGGTATAAAGTCCTGTTGCACCGCCTGAGTAATAGCTTACATCAGGTCTTGGTTCACGTACAGCCTGCGGGTCGTTAACAGGATACATCCCCAATTGTAGTTGCGGCTGATCGGGGTCCCAACATTCTTTGCAAACTTTAATCTGAAAAAGCTTGGTCTTGATAACTTCTTTCTTTAATTCTTTAAGCATGTACCGCTGACCACAACGGTCACACTCAGCAATCGCATATTTACCTGACGCAAATTTAGAGGGCATGACTCACCTCAATAAAATAATTGCCGAGGCACAAACCGAACAGATGCTTTCTCACGATCCTCATCTGCGGCAAACTGGAATTGCTGTTCGTAATCTGCTTTCAACCCCAACACACGGTTTTGGTCAATTTCAGGAAATTTAATGCTCAAGTAATAAGCAAGCCCCGCAACAACAGCAGGTACAAACCTAAACGGAATATCGCCAGTATTGATACCCGTACCCGCATCTTGCATACGACGTAGCCGCCAATAAACAAACATGTATTGCTGACCGGGAGTACCAGTAGGCCAGATGTTTACGTTTGGTAAAAATGTTTGATACACCGGAGTATTAACAGCATGAGTAGTAATCGGTGTTCCGTTGATCCCACGATAGCAATTTAACAGTTGGTTTGCATTGCTTGAGTTACTTGAACCAACGTTTTGGTACAGAATAGTCTCGCCATCAATATTGATGTAACCTTGCGCCGCAAGATTTGCAGTAGACGCAACAGTGATGGTTGTATCTGTAGGTTGTACTACGGCTGTTACAGCGGTTGAGGCTGCTGCGTTTGTATTACCTGACTGTCTGTTTATCCATACTTGAATCGGACGCCCATAGGCGTTTTTGGTGGGTATGGTGCTATACGTAGACTCAGAGATACGCGAGATATTGATATCAACTTGGTTTTGTCCTGTGCCTGTGCGAATCACATGGTCAAGCAAGTCAATAGTATCTACTGGCAATGGGTAACTAATTTGTCCCGCATTGATGTTAATTGGTATCTGACCCTGCTCAATAGTCCACAGGTTAATACCACGGTTTGCCCACTCAATGGTCAGAATGTTCATGCTACGCCGCGCTGTACGCAGGTCATAACCACTACGCAACTCTTTGCCGCAACGCTCAAACGCCTCTTCAACAAGCTCTGAGAGGTCAAGGTTAAACGTTGTGAGACCAGAAGTGGCCATTATTAGCTCGCTGGGGGAGTTTCAACGGGGGCTTCGGCAGGCGCTTCAACAGGCGCTTGAACAGGTGATGCTAATTGAGCTTCAAGTTGCGCTTCAAGTTCAATAAGAAAGTGTGGTTGAAAAGGAAGTCGTTTCAAAACATGCACAATGTCTTCAACAACTTTTTGCTCTAACGTTAAAATGATGCTCATTTTTTCCTCGCGGCTTGCATATTATCAATCAAATTTGGATAAGGCCGACCAGCAGCTTTAGCCATTGCTTTTGCACTAGACTTTTTTTCTGAACTTAACTTTTTAGGTTTGCCCAGACCACTAGGGCGTGGCTTATTCCATACCTCACCACCACGTTTAAATACCTCGACTTTGTTCGGATCATCCTTGCGGGTGATCGTCTTTTTGCCGGGCATTTTAGATGGGTTAATGTCACCCATTCCGCGAGAGGCTCGCATGATTAAGCCTTACCGCCTTTGCACATCGCCATTACGTGGTCACGGTGCATCTTGTGACCAGCGCTATGCTTGCCATACTCTTTGCTATGGTGCTTATGGCTGCCTGACTCATGCTGCGAAATAAAGTCATCATGATGTTTCATATCAGGACCAGACATTGGTTCCATTTTTTCTTTAACCATTTTCATAATAATTCCTTAACAGTATTTAGTTTTGGTTTTACCACGTTGAGCAACACCATCAGCACGGCTAGAAGTCATGCCACCTGATGCCATCTTTTTAATTTTGCCACCTTTTTTCATGCCACCCATCATGCCCATTGAAGGACCTGAATCACCAAGGTTTGTACCTTTAGTCATGCCACGCTTTTGAACAGCACTTTGACCAAACTTTGTAAGTTTGTTTGAACCGGCTTCAATGTCTTTAGCCATTGTGCGTGGACCCATTGATTCTTTCATAGCCATGCCACCTTTTTTAAGAGCAAGTTTAGTACCTTTGCCGCCTTTATGTTCTTGAGCGTCATGTTCTTTAAAAGCTTTTTTTATCATGGCTTTGTCTTGAGCCTTGTCCATTTTCATATCTTCTTTCATATCACTTTTCATAGTGCCACCTTCTTTAAATTTACGGCCTTTGTCGGCCTCGTTGAAGTCTTTACCAACCGATTGAGGTACACCAACCTTCTTAGCAAACGCAGGATTATGAGCAATTGCTGCCATAAAGTTGTGCTGTTTTTTAGACGTGCTTGGCATTATTTACCCCAATTATTTCCAATGCGTTTTAAAAAACTCAAGCATAAGGTATCCGATACCGCAGAGCGCAGCCCATGCCAAACCACCAAGGCTTTTCTCAATAATGGCTTTACGATATTCAGATTTTTTAGCTTCATTTTGAATCGCCAAACGAACCCATTTAACTTCTTCGTTAGAAAGCGTATTTTCTTCTGAAGCTTGCTTAATAACATCTTTTAACAACGCTATTAGTTCTTCTTTTGTGATGTCTTCAATAGCCATTTAACACTTCCAGCGTTTGAGGCTTGCAGCTTTACGTGTTGGGCGACCCTTTTCATCTTTCATTGGACCGGGCATACCAGACATACGAGCGCAAAATGATTTTTTACGAGGACCGCCTTCAGGCTGTGGAGCTTTCAGATGCGACCCAGTTGCAGCGTTGTACTTAGCACGGCCTTTGGCGGTTAAACCCGCCCCCTGCTTGACCGGCAGCTTTTCACCGCGACCAACAGCAAGAGAGGGGGTCTTCTTAGCCATAGCAAATTGTGCAAGAGTTTGCATTAGTCAGCGAAGCATAAATACCGTTGTAAGCAAGTATTCCTTCACCGGGAAGCAAAACAGGAACAGCAATTACGTTAGCACCAAAATCAAATTGCCACAAAACGTTGCCTGAAGCCGCTGAAGCATTGTCATACAAAATAATAGTTCCAGCAGTGCCATTGCTATTGAATGTAATCTGCTTAAGCCGACAACGTGCTGCGACTAAAATAGCCGAAGTATTTGTATGTGCGGACTTAACATCGTATTGCATTGTCATAATTGATCTCCTAAATCAAAAAATGGGGCCGAAGCCCCGCGATCAATTAGTCAAAGTTACCGTATGGGTACGTTGTCAAGTTACCAATGTTGTTATCAGGCTGGCTGTATTGCAACGTAAAGTTGTAACGACCTGTAATTGCAGTAGCGCTTAACAGAGCAGTGCCAACAATCGCAACGGTTACAACAACTTGAGACACGTTAGGCTGAGTGCCGCCTGTGTAAATATCAGTTGATGTTGCTGTTTGATTAGTGATCTGCGTACCAGTAAACGTAGCCAATGCTTGGCGACCCACGGCAGAGATAGCGCCCGTAGCAAAATAGTTTGGCGTACCAGCGGCGGCGGTGTAGTTGTTTGATACATACACAGTCTGTGAAGTCACAGCGGCAGTACCACCACTTACGGCGTATAAAGCTGCTACGTCAACAAAAATGTTGTCGAGATCACAACCAACTGGCAAATAAAACACAGCACCACGATAAATATTGGTGTTGGTATCAGCAGGGATTGTCTGGGCTACAGCAGGATATGTTGTTGAGGATGGCTGATAAACAACCGCATTAAGGTTTGGGATTCCGTTTGAATTTACAAATTGACCTGAAAAACCGGAATAAGTGTTGGTTCCTACGGTTGTGTTTGAAAAATCAAGATCAACGTTGTTGACTAGCTGCGAATAACCTACGTTACGCAATGGACCAAAACGAACGTCGCCCGACAAAATCGGACCGTCAAATGTACTACGTGCCATGATAATTCCTTATGCAAAAGTAACCTTACCAATCGTTGCATCGTCTGCTGGGGCAGTAGCGATAAGGTTAAACACCCAGATGCGATAAATAATACACCATTTTTAATGTATTGCAACAGATTTATAAATAAAAAACCCCGCCTTTTGAGCGGGGTCAAACCAAGTGAGGTTTAGTTTAGTACGAAGCGTAGATGCCGAGAGGATCAGACCAACCAAACGAGTAACGCTCGCGTGATTTGTAACGCACGTTACCGGTATCAAAGTCGCCATCCATGCTGTTTTGCAAGGGTGTACGCTCAAACATCTTCAAGCCGTTAGGCACATCAGTGGTTAAGAACCATGCGTTAGTTGCGGTCAAGAAGTGGTTAATGGTGTAACCCTCTGGAACCGAACCGTTGTTCTTAATGGCGTTGATGTCATTGTTGTTTGTACCAACACGCAGTTCAGTGTCAAGCAAACGAGTTGCAACGAACTGAAGTGCAGGAGGAACAATCAACTTCTTGGGCTTAGCAGCAATCAGCAAACCACGCTCATCAGTCCATGCAGCGATTTGAATAACAGCGTTTTCAAGTGCTGTTTCGTTCAAGTCTGCTGGGGTTGTTGGGGTGTTGCCGTTAGTGCCGCCGTTGACTAAGGGGTGGGCTGTATTAAACAAAGAAACGCCGTCACCACCAACATACTGAGCAGAGAAACCGTTGTTCAAAACAGCGGCAGCTTTAACCTGCTTGGTATAAGCCATAGCGCGGGCAAGACCTTTGGTATAACGAGCCGACAGTGAGTCGTACAAGTTATCTTCAATTGCCTCTTCCGTTAGGGAAAACCCTAATGCGATGGTTTCGTGGTTGTAACGTGCTGTCCAAGCTTCTTGTGCATTGTCATAAGCGATGGCAGAACCCTCGTTTTTAACAGGTGCAGCAGAAAAACCAGACAGTTTTGTTTCTTCTTCAAAAGAACGCTCAGAGGTTTCAATTTCATAAATCTCTTTGTGTTCTTCGCCATAACGAGCATACTCCAAGCCGAACAATGCGTTCAAACCGGGAAGAAGCTCTTTAAGTAGCTGTGCGCGTGAAATAGCCATTATTAGCTCCTAATTAAGCGGTTTGAGTAGCTGTGCTGTTGTAATACTCATGTACGCCTTGGTTCCACTTGAGCAGAACTTCTGGATACTGGGTAAACACCAACGTTGAGCTTGCTGGGATTGTTGCAGCGGTTGCAGCTACACCACCGGCGTTCATAGTGCCGTACTGAGCATTGAGAACAACAGAGGTAGCACCTGCCGATGCAGCAGTGCTGACATACGAGCCTGTACCAACGTACTGACCGTTAGATGCCAAGAACCCAACTTCAGTGCCAACTGGCAAAGCGTTTGGTAAAGCACTAGTGGTAAGAGTCGTAGTACCGCTTGAGTATGTTGCTGTGCCAAGGTTAACGTAAGTATCGCGAACGATATCAACGATGCGCCAAGGAAGAGCAGCAGTCGTAGCAGCAGAGGTAGACAACACGGCGTTGTACGAATCACCAGTGTTTGAATTACCTGCCAAGTCAGAAGCAGCAATGTTCAAACCAATCATGGCTGTAGCAACTGAACCGATAGTCGAGCCACCTTGTGCAGTCACAACAGCAGACTTAAACACAGTGTCAGGATCATCAGTAACGATAGCAACAGCATCACCAGCCAGAGTCGATGCAGGCCAGAATTGGCTGTAACGTTTCTGTTTAGTAACTGGATCGGTAAAAGAACAACCCAAGAAAATACCAGTCAAACCATAGCCAGTAGCGCCAGTCGAAGCTGAGCCACCAGTGGTTAAAGTGATACGTGTAACAAAACCGCGAGTAATCGCGACCACATCGCCGTAAAAAATGTTAGTGCCATAACCATACTGAATAGGTAGGTTACGTGTCGAGCCTGAAAAGACTTGACCACCAACAAGATTTAACGGCTTGAATCCATAAGGACCCGGAACAATTGGATAAGCCATTTAAAACTCCATAAAAGTTAAGAACCCTTGCCAAAACTTGTAGAAGACCTGCTTTCTTTAAAGATCGGCATACGGGCATCGCTTTGACGCATAAGGGTATTATCTACAGCTTCCATTTGAGATTTGGTAATCTTGTCGAAATATGCTTTCTCTTGCTGACCAAATTCAACTGGGCGCTTGCAAAGCAACAAACCACCAATTTCAATATTGTCTTTATACCGACTATTTGGGTCGGATAACATTTGAAACTTAGGCTGTTCGCTAGTTAGTACTGGTTCCCAGCCTTCTCTCTGTGATGCAGAAATATTGCGTGGGTCTGCAACGTTTAACATTGAAACTCGTTTCCACTTATATTCAAATCCGGGTTCTTTATCCGGCTCTGGTAAAAGCTCTGCGGGCATCCACTGCTGAGGACGCTGTTGAACTGC